CTTCTCACCATTACTTAAAAAAGAACACCGTATGGTAAATGCTTTTGGCGATTTAGTAGCGAAATATAAGCCTTCAAAACCTAGAGAATTGCCTGATTGGGCAATGAAGATTTTTAGTCCTCATATGATAGCTGCTGGTAATATTAGAGAAGAAAAAGAATTGAATGAAATATGCCATTTGGTTGAAAACAACTTGTCATTTTACCTAGATAGAATAATAGAATTCCATGAGGATAGTAAGCCGGAAGAGGTTAGAGAGGCGCAAAACTACTATTGCAAACATCAACAGATGAACCCACATACGCCTAGAGTTATGCAATCTCTTGGTTTACCTGAAGAAGATATTAAATTGTTTTGTTCCGATAATCTCTTTCCTATCATAAAATAATTCTTATAAATATACCGAAAGGGAACAATTATGGCAGAACCAGCAACAAGAGAGAATTTAAAACAATATGCTTTGAGGGCATTGGGTAAGCCTGTAATTGAGATAAATGTAGATGATGACCAACTTGAAGATAGAATAGACGAGGCTTTACAATACTTTGCTCAATATCACTATGATGGTATTCGTAGAACATATTTAAAATATCAATATACCGAAGCAGACAAAACAAGAATAACTGGCGATTCAAGCGAGTCAATTACTAAAAATTCTGTTACTACATCATGGAAAGAAGGCAATAACTTTTTAGTTGTTCCTGATAGTGTAATATCTGTTATCAATATATTTCCGTTTTCTAATAAAAGTAATATGAATTTATTTGATGTTAGATATCAATTAAGATTAAATGACTTATATGACTTCTCATCAACAAGTATTATAAATTACGACATAGTTTTAAGACATTTAGATTTTTTAGACCACATATTAGTAGGTGAAAAACCTTTAAGATTTAATCAACACGACAATAGATTATATGTTGATATGGATTGGACTAACGATTTAGCAGTAGGTGAATACCTAGTTATAGAGTGTTATAGAAAACTAGACCCACAGGTTTATACAGATGTCTATAATGACATTTACTTAAAAAGATATGTTACAGCATTATTCAAAAAACAATGGGGTGCTAACCTATCTAAATTTGATGGCGTAGCAATGATAGGTGGTGTTACTTTAAATGGAAGACAAATATATTCAGAAGCATTAGCAGATGTTGAAAAATTAGAAACAGAAATTAGAAGCTCATTTGAATTAAACCCAGCAATGATGATAGGATAAACCTATGGCAATCAATCATTATTTTCAAAGCGGCCGAGGCATTGGAAATGCAGCTGAAAAATTACTACACGAAGATGTAATTATAGAAAGTCTAAAGATATTTGGACAAGATGTTTATTACATGCCGAGAGTGTTAGTAAACAGAGATTTAGTATTAGGCGAAGATACATCTAGCAGATTTGATGACTCTTATCTGATAGAAATGTACTTTGAAACTAATGAAGGATTTGCAGGCGAAAACGAAATTATTAATAAGTTTGGTTTAGAGATTAGAGATGACACAACATTAATAGTTTCTAAAAGAAGATTTGAGGAACATGTAGCTAATACTGCTAACTTAATCGCAAGTGGCAGACCTAACGAGGGTGATGTTATATTTGTTCCTTTAATGAACAAATTTTTTGAAATACAATTTGTCGAAGACCAAGAGCCATTTTATCAAATAGGAAACTTACCAGTATATAAATTAAGAGTAACTTCATTTGAATATGCGAATGAACAAATTAATACAGGTCAAGAAATATTAGACCAAGCTGAAGACAAGTTTACACTAGATACATTACAACACAAAGTAACTTTAGAATCTGGTCAAGTCGCATTAACAGGTGAAGGTTCACTAGTATTAGAAGATTACTTTGATTATTCAACTGGTCAACCATCTTTGTTAATGTTAGAAACATTTACAGGCACAGACAACATACAAACACAATCGCCATATGCAGATAATTTAGATTTAAATAAAGAGGCAGGTTTTAATACAGCTTCGCTTGATGATGATATACTTGATTTTACAGAAAGAAACCCTTTTGGTGAGGTAGACGAATAATGTTTGGAAGTCATTTTTATAACGAAGGTATGAGAAAGTTGACCATTGCTTTTGGTCAGTTGTTTAATAACATTATCGTACAGAATAAAAATAGTACAGGTGCTATAACTAAAAGATTTAAAGTGCCTTTAGCATATGCACCAAAAGAAAAGTTTTTAGTTAGATTAGATGAACAATCTAATTTAGAAAATAGACAATTTGCGACAACTCTGCCTAGATTAGGTTTTGAGATTACAGGTTTAAGTTTCGACCCTAGTCGTAAATTAAATAAGATGAATAAGACTATTAAAGTGAAAGAGAATGAAGATGGTAAAGTAAATTATTATAATTATACACCAGTACCATATAATATAAACTTTTCATTATATTCTTTTACAGCAACTGCTGAAAATGGTCTTATGATTATAGAACAAATATTACCTTGGTTTCAACCAGAATATACGGTTACTATGAAAGTTATTCCTGAAATGGATATTACTAGAGATATTCCTATTATCTTAAATAGTGTAAATTATGAAGATAGTTATAATGGTGAATTTACTCAAAGACGAGCAGTAATTTATACTTTAAACTTTACTGCTAAAACATATCTATACGGACCTATGAATAATAGTAAGGTAATTAAAAAAGTGCAAGACGATTTATATAGTGATATTGATACTAGTAACAAAGCAAGAGAAGAAAGAATAACGGTTGTACCAAATCCTACAACGGCTGACGCTGATGATGATTTCGGATTTACAACAACTATTGATTTCTTTGCAGATAGTAAAAAGTTTGACCCTAGTACCGGTAGTGATACTTAATGTTAAAGAAGTTATATTATTATATAAAAAGTAGATGGTACGCATTTAGAAACAAAGATAAAGAAGAAGATTTTATATACAAATAGGAGTGAGTTTTGTTATTAACATTAGGCGATAGTTTTACAACCAAAAGATTTCCCGAAGATAAACCCTGGCCTGAACATTTGGCTGAGATATGGAATATGAAGTTAATGAATTTATCTGAAGAAGGTATTAGTAATGATTTTATATTTCGTAATTTAGTATGGGCATTAGAAGAAGAAAAGATTGACAGAGTTGTAGTTGCATTGAGTAATTGGGACAGAATGGAGTTTGGTAAAATAGATTATGGTTCAGACTTTGTTGGTTTAGGATATCCTGTTTATGCAGTAAAACCTAAAATACTTACAGAGGATCCTAATAATTTAAAACCAAAAAATAAGTTACACGAAAAAGTTTTAAAAGAGTTTAGTGTACCATATTTTATAGATAAAACGGCCTCATATATTCTTGCAATTCAAAACTTATGCAAGGCAAAACAAATCAATTTACTTTTTATACAACCTATATCACCTTTTACACAGCAGGTGCTTAATTGGGCATATATTGATGAGTATATTAGCACAGATGATGATAATGTAAGAATGATGAGAAGTCTGGCAAATCATGTAGATTACATTGATAATTATTCTCTACTTAAACATGTAGATAAATCTCAATTAATGTTTAATACTTCAGGTTTAATGTTTTTTAAAAAAGAGAATAGTGATAACGAAATGTGGTCGTGGTTTAGTATGAGAAAAAGTGTTGTAAATCCTCTTACTTTAGGATTTCACGATTACGATTTATATAATACAGATATTGAAAAGGGTTTTTATAAAAATAAGTATGACCAACACCCTAACCAAGTGGGTCATAAACGAATTGCTGAAACTATAAATAATTACTATAAGGAGATTTATGAGTGAAGATATTGATAGAGATACACATGACCATGATTTAACATATGAAAATGAACAAAGTACGGTTACAATACCGTTAAAAGAATACGACAAATTAAAATCACAAGGTAATTATATTACCGACCCTAGTTTGATTTCTATAATAGATAAATTAGAGGAACTTGTAAGAGCATTAAGAAAGCATATTGTAAGGAAGTTTTAATGGCAGAAAAGCTAACAGACGCAGTTAACGATATATTAGGTATTGAAAAGAAAACTGAAGCAAATGACATGGAGCAAATGGAGATTCAGGCATTAAGTGAAATGTCACCACCTGCTAAAGTTGATGATAAACCTCATGTTGACCAAGATTATGATACTAGTAGAGATAACTATTATCAATTAATAGAAAAAGGTCAACAAGCAATAGATGGTATATTAGACATTGCAAAAGAGGGTCAACACCCTAGAGCATATGAAGTTGCAGGTCAATTAATTGGTCAAGTAGCTCAAGTTACTGATAAACTACAAGACTTACAAAAGAAATTAAAAGATTTAAAAGAGTTGCCTAAAACTGCTAATACTAATATTAAAAATGCATTGTTTGTAGGTTCTACACATGAGTTGCAAAAGATGTTAAGAAAAGAAACACCTGAAACATCTGCTGATAAGGCAAAAGAAAATGAAATTATTGAAGGCAAAGCAGAAAAAGAATAAAACTATAGTTGAAATATCTAAAATTCACTATATAAAATCTATGACGCCGTTAAAAGAATTACTTGACGGTGAAGAATTACAAAATCCTATAGAGGTTAAAAAACATACATACTCACTAACACCTAGATTTGGTGTTAATGGTACACCTTATGCAGAAAAACAATATTCAGTTTATAGAGGTAGTCAAAGAGTACAAGCTGCTAAAAAATTAGGTTACACGCATATAGAGGCAATAGTAATAAATGAGTAATGACGCATATCTAGGTAATCCAAATTTAAAAAAGGTCAACACACCAGTTGAATATACTAAAGAACAAATTATAGAATTTCAAAAGTGTGAAAAAGACCCTATTTACTTTATGGAAAACTATATGAAAATTGTAAGTCTTGATGAAGGACTTGTACCTTTTAAGATGTATGATTTTCAAAAACATATTGTAAGAACCATACACGATAATAGGTTTACAATATGCAAACTACCAAGACAATCAGGTAAATCTACAACTACCGTATCTTACTTATTACATTATGCATTGTTTAATCCTAATTCAAACATTGCCATACTTGCAAACAAATCATCTACTGCTAGAGATATATTAGGTAGAGTGCAACTTGCTTATGAAAACTTACCTAGATGGTTACAACAAGGTGTTATAAACTGGAACAAAGGTAATATTGAATTAGAAAATAAATC